GAATTGGCATCAACGCAGGTCGCATCCGGGGTATCAACGCTAAAATCAGAGGCGGAGAAGTTCAGCATACTGGTGTTGTCCCATTCCTCAAAAAGTTTGAGGCAACTGTCAGATGTTGTACACAAAACGGGATTCGTGGTGGAAGTGCTACTGTCCACTTTCCAATCTGGCACCAAGAAATCGAAGATATCCTAGTACTAAAAAATAATAAAGGAACTGAAGATAACCGTGTTCGTAAGTTAGACTACTCCATCCAAATCTCCAAACTGTTCTATGAACGATTCATCCGTAACGAAGAAGTCTCACTCTTCTCTCCCCACGCTGTTCCTGGTCTGTATGATGCTTTTGGCACTGATGGATTTGACGAGTTATATCTTCGTTATGAACGAGATGAGTCTATTCCAAGAAAAACTATCGGCGCTCAAGAACTCTTTCTGGACCTCCTGAAAGAACGTGCTGAAACTGGTCGTATTTACATTATGAATATTGACCATTGCAACTCCCACTCATCCTTTATGGATAAAGTTGAGATGAGCAATCTCTGTCAGGAAATTACTCTGCCAACTAAACCCATTCAGCATATTGATGATCCTGATGGTGAAATTGCTCTTTGTATTCTTTCTGCCATCAATGTTGGTAAATTAAAATCAAATGACGAATTAGAGAGTCTCTGTGACCTTACAGTTAGGAGTCTTGACGAACTTATTGATTTTCAGGGATATCCCGTCAGAGCAGCAGAAATCGCCACTAGAGCACGTCGTTCTCTTGGGGTTGGTTATATTGGTCTTGCACACTATCTCGCCAAGCACGGGGAGCATTACGACGATCCTGGCGCTTGGAAACTAGTACACGATCTTACCGAAGCATTTCAGTATTATTTGATTCAGGCAACCGTAAGACTTGCCAGAGAAAAAGGACCTTGCGAGTATTCTAATCGAACAAAATATGCTCAAGGAATTCTTCCTATAGATACTTACAAGAAAGATGTAGATGAGATTGTACCTAACGAACTTAAGTATGATTGGGAGTCATTACGGGAGCAGGTTAAGAAATATGGAGTCCGGAACTCAACATTGTCCGCACAGATGCCATCGGAGAGCAGTTCCGTTGTGTCAAACGCAACCAACGGAATCGAACCACCTAGAGGATACCTGTCCGTTAAGAAGTCCAAGAAAGGTCCCCTTAAGCAAATTGTTCCCCAGTATCAAACACTTAAGAACAATTATACACTTCTTTGGGATATGCCTAGCAATAGTGGTTACATCAATATTGTTGCTGTTATGCAAAAATTCTTCGATCAAGCGATTAGTGGAAACTGGTCCTATAACCCGCAAAATTATCCAGATAATGAAGTCCCTGTTAGCGTAATGGCAAATGACTTGTTGACTACTTATCGTTATGGTTGGAAGACTTCATACTATCAGAATACTTACGATATTAAGACCGATGAAGTAGTTGAAGATTCCAAGCAAGAATTGCAATCACTTCTTGATGACATTATGGAAAGTGGTGAAGAAGATTGCGAAAGTTGCAAAATCTGATTCAGTTAAATATTACAGTGTGAGTTAAAGTTAATCTATTGAGGGAAGTATGGTTTTTAATTTCAGAAAAAATTCAGAGGAGAAATCAATGGTCGAATCAATGACCGTTTTCAATTCTCAAGAGGTAGATACTAAAAAGCAACCAATGTTTTTTGGACAACCATTAGGTCTACAACGTTATGACCAATACAAATATCCAGTTTTTGATAAATTAACTCAACAACAATTAGGTTACTTTTGGAGACCTGAAGAAATTTCGTTACAAAAGGACAGAGGGGACTATCAAACTCTTCGTCCAGAACAAAAACATATTTTTACGAGTAACTTAAAATATCAGATTATGCTTGATTCAGTTCAAGGTCGTGGTCCTGGTATGGCATTTGCGCCATATTGTTCTCTTCCCGAATTAGAAGCGTGTATGAAGGTCTGGGAATTCATGGAAATGATTCATTCCAGATCTTATACATACATTATTAAAAATGTTTATTCGGATCCCTCTGAAGTTTTCGATACGATTCTTAAAGACGACCGCATAATGGAAAGGGCGGTAAGTGTTACTGAATCTTATAATGATTTTATCAACTGTGCCCAACAATATGGAACATCTAATGATTGGATTCATGCGTTAGAACAAGTTCCCACCGCACAAGAAACAAGATATGAACTTAAAAGAAAATTGTTCAGAGCAGTTGCAAATGTTAATATTCTTGAAGGTATTCGCTTTTATGTCAGTTTCGCTTGCAGTTTTGCATTTGGCGAGCTCAAACTTATGGAAGGAAGTGCAAAGATAATTTCTCTAATTGCAAGAGATGAAAGTCAACATTTGGTCATCACACAAAACATTCTAAACAAATGGAAAGAGGGTGATGACCCCGATATGAAGAAAATCTCACAAGAAGAGGAACAGTGGGTTTATAAGACCTTTGAGAAGGCAGTCAATCAAGAAAAACTTTGGGCAGAATATCTGTTTAAAAATGGATCAATGATTGGTTTAAATGATAAACTTCTTCAGCAATATGTTGAATGGGTTGCCAATCGCAGAATGAAAGCAATCGGACTCAAACCACTTTATGATGTTTCCGCAAAGAATAATCCACTTCCGTGGACGGACCACTGGTTAAATTCCCGAAGTCTTCAAAATGCCCCCCAAGAAGTAGAAATTGAACAATATTTGATTGGTGGCATTAAGCAAGATATGAAGAATGATACTTTTGCTGGGTTTAAACTATGAATACTGAAAGTCCCAACATAGAATGGGATATTGAAGCAATGAAAAATGCTTATAAAGAAGCAGCAGAATCCGATAAGTTTTTATTTGGAGACTTTGATTATTCCTATATTTGGAAAGAAGCAGAAGGTAATGATGTTTATTGAGGGTCGTTAAGACCCTCTTTTTTTATAAATAAATTTATAAAAGCATTACAAAGAAGAAATGTCTAGAATTACTGGCAGTGAAGCAAAGAGTTTGATGGAAGCATATGCTGCAATTTATGCGCCACAAGAAATCACTGAAGAGCAAATTTGGGAAGAAGTTGAAAACTGGGTCAACTCACTTTTAGAAGAAGGTTATGATTTGAGTGAGTATACTTGGGAAGAGATGTATGAGGCATATCTAGAAGAAATTAAATTAAATCAGCAACAATTAAAAGATCTTGGATCAGAAGCTACGAAATCTGGACTGCAAAGAACATTTGCCGCAGGCGGCGGAAGAGCGGCATTGCTCAAGCCTGGAGCAACTTTTCAATCAGTTTTTAAACAAGGAGCTCAAAATTTAAAAGCAAAACCTGCTGGCGCCCCTGCAGCACCAAGACCTGCTGGCGCCCCTGCAGCACCAAGACCTGCTGGCGCCCCTGCAGCACCAAGACCTGCAGCCGGCACTCCTGCAAGACCTGCAGCTGCCCCTGCTGCTGCTAAAGTTGCCCCTACTAGACCTGCAGCATCTGCAAAACCTGCAACCGGAATGTTGGGCAAAACTTCATTCGAAAGAAGAACACCAACTTCTGCTGAATTAAAGGCAGCACAAGCAGCAAGAGCATCTGGTGCTTCTGCAGAAAAAGCACTTCAAGCAGCAAAGTCTGCTGGCACGACCGCTAAAATTCAATCAGCGGGTCAGGAAGCAGGTGCAAAAGCATTTAAAGCACCTGAAGTTAAGCAGACCGCTGCCCTTGCTGCAACCCCCAAACCAACCCCTGTAGCGCCTAGGCAGACCGCTAGAGAGAAGATGCTAAACCAGTCCTATGAGTATGATGCTTTTGATTTAGTCCTTGAGTATCTCATCGACAACGGGCACGTAGAGACTGTAGATGAAGCACTCTATGTAATGATGGAAATGGATGCAGAAGTCATCCGTGATATTGTCGAAGAAGTTATTAATGAAGATGCAAAATACGATAGAAATCGTAAGAGAGCAGCACAAAGAGCAGCAGCAAGAAATGCTGCTAGAGATGCTGGACAAACTGGTGCGGTTCCTGGAGTTGGTTATGTAACACCAAGAAGAGAAAGTGAAACCTATAGGGATTCTGCAGGTGTTGAAAGACATAAAACTGGCGCTAAAATGCCAAAGAAGGATTGATAAATCCTAACATAATTCAAAGCACCCTCTTGACAGGGTGCTTTTTTATTGCTAGACTAGGTTTGTCTCCGTTGAAGATAAGTTATATTTAATAATACTTTGAGCTCTTAAGGACCGCACCATAAATTCTTTCAGACTCACTCATATAAAAAGTACCGCCAATATTTGTATTATAATAGTCTTCACTTAATAAAACATTTCTTTTAAACTGTTCATAGGTTTCATAATAACTCATTGACTTCTTATGAGGACAAAGATATAGGATTTCACGAAGAAAGTGTTCTTTACCCAAAGTCTTAACGTCCTCATTTAATTCATCACAAGAACCAAAGTAATTTTTCCAATCACTTTCTAAAGTTTTTCTACGTCCAGTTTTTCTATCTTTCTGCCTTGTCCAAAAATGTTTTTTACCAATGTATTTTTTATTGTTCGTAAGATTCGTAATTATGTAAACAAATCCTTCCATTCCTTTGGGAACTTCAGTAAAGACCTCACCATTATATTGCCAATTCATAAGCATACCTTATTTTCCTATTTAGACTTGCCTTTCATACCTAAAAGTGATAGACTTAAAAAAACCCATCAAACTCTAAATACTATGGTGACTTTGGAACAAACCCTCAAAACTTCTCATGATTGGGCAATTGATCGTATTCATTATTTGAGTGAAAAAGATCTAGAAGATGCACATTCAATTCAATCTGAGTTTAGTGAATGGTTGAATCCTGATATTCCAGAGCATGATATTTTTTCATTAGAATATATCGGAGAATAAAATGCAAATCGATCTTCATAACTTCTTTAGATTTTATGATGAGAAGAATCCAAAGCACGTTGCGGCAGTAGAGCAACTTGAAAAGGATCTTCTGGCAAAAGCAGAAGACTTAATGGATGATGATGCAAATTGGGTGAGAATTTTTAGATCCAAAGTAGAAGCACCAAAGACTCCTGGCGTTCTTGACGTTCCTTTTTATCCACAGACAGATAATTACAGAGATGCGAACAGAACCTGTAATTCATCTTCTTGTGCAATGGTATTAGAATACTTTAAACCAGGCACACTTTCTGGACCAAAGGGCGATGATGCATATATTCGCAAGGTTTTCGCAATTGGTGACACGACAGATCACACGGTTCAAACCAAAGTTCTTGCGTCTTATGGTATTAAGTCACAGTTTAGTTACAATCTTTCTTTTGCTAACCTTGATAGGGAGCTTGCCGCTGGTAGACCTGTATGTATCGGGATTCTTCATCGCGGTTCTCTATCTGCACCTACTGGTGGGCACATATGTGTAGTCATTGGTAAAAGAGGAGAAGATTATGTGATTAATGATCCTTATGGTTCTCTGAATGATGGATACACTGGTCCAGTCACAAATGGTAAGGGTGTCGTCTATAAGCGTTCAGATTTAGTTCGCCGCTGGTGCCCTAAAGGTAATGATGGTTGGGGGAGAATCTTTGACGCAAAAAAGCAATGAAAATTCCAGCACCCGGAATTAAATTAATTAAAGAGTTTGAGGGGTGTCATCTAAAAGCATATCCAGATCCATTAACTGGAGGACTTCCAATCACAATCGGTTGGGGAAGTACTCGGGACTTTGACTACACTCCATTCAAGAGAGATAGAGTTATTACTCAAGACTATGCTGATCGTTTATTAGAGCACGATATACTCAATCGTTTTCTTCCAAAATTAACGAAGATTCCTTATTGGAGTGAAATGAATGACAAACAAAAAGGAGCACTGCTTTCTTTCAGTTATAATCTTGGCGCTGATTTTTATGGTGCTCCTGGATTCAATACGATCTCCAGAAAGTTGAGAGAAAGAGATTGGAAAGGTATTCCTGCGACTCTAGAATTGTATCGTAATCCTGGCACAAAAGTAGAAGCAGGACTACGAAGAAGAAGAATTGCTGAAGGAAAACTTTGGATGTCTTAATCTTCCACTTTAGTTCTTAATGCAATCACAGTAGTTAATATCGTTAAAAGTGTTTCATATCCTCTTCTTTCAGATTCTTTGCAATCTAAAGGGGGAGGATTTTTCAATTCTCCTTTTACGTTTGCTCTATTGATTGTTCCTGGAATCATAAAGTTACAAGCAATAAAATTGATACTGACAAACCCAATCGCAGAAAAACAAACTATAAAAATTAGTTTGGTGAGATTGAGTTTCATTTTTCCTCTTGCTGATGAATCCAGGTTTTTAATTCACTAACATATTTTCTTAATATCTCTGCTTTTTCTAGGTGCCAAGTATTACCACTCATGAAGTATTCGTGAGTGTGATTATCAATTGCTTTTAAAATCTGATGGATGGGGGCATTCCAAGGCTCACGCTTTGGTGTATTCCACTCTCGTGGCATATGACCTCACTTTTTCTTGCCACCGTTCTTTGCTTTTTTCGCAGTCGCATTACCTTGATTCTGCTTACTGCCAGCAGATCCTTTCTTGCCTTTATTTGGTGATTTTGCCATTGGTGTAGAGGCATAACAATTTATTTATGTGCCACTTTACAAACTGTCATACTTGACAAATCCTAAATATTAACTTATTATGTAAAATCCCTGTTATGAGCAGGGTTTCTTTTTATGAGACTTTGACCGTGACACCCAGAGCCGTGGAAGGTGCCTTTTGAGAAAGAGGTGGACCCCCCTTCTATACGGATGTAGAGTTCAATTAATTTAAATGCAAAATTTCTTTACAGTAACCCTGCCTCTTCTGGCAACGGTTACAACCACAACGGCATCACTGCCTTCAGTGTTTCCTCCTCCACCTGTGAGTGGTCCTCCAAAACCACCCTTCGCAATTGTTCAAGAGGAGCCTACATCAAAGACAGCAATCCGCGAGGTTGCTCCCGAAAAACCTAAAGAGACAAGGTTAATTTGTAAAGGTGGTAGCAGAACCAGTTGGAGTAACTGCGGTGGCGGTTACGGACTGATTCAATGGACATCTGCCAATCGTTATTATGGATTGGGTGATTTTGCAAAGAGGTTTGGTGGTTCACCATCAGCACTTCACACGCAACTTCGTTATCTTACGAATGAAGTCCAATGGAAAGAGATTGAAAGTAGGATGAAAACTCCTGGTAAGTCTATCAATCGTTATATGGACTATGCGTATAGTTGGATTGGATGGGGGCATCATGGTGCTCGTACATCTTATGCTTATGATTATGCATCCCGTCTGATCAAGGTAGAAGTTTAATATATAAGGGGAGTTTAATGCTCCCCTTTCTTATGTTTAAGTTTGGTAAAAAGAAACCAGATATAAAACAATATGCAATTATAGGAATTGTATTATCTTCTATTATTGCAGCACTCTCACAATGCACTGGAGTATCTAAAAATGGACTTTGGGACTTACTGGACGAAATTCAAAGAAAATATTTCCCACAAACTATCCTTAATGAGTTTATACTTAAAGATCCTGAAAAACTGAATCGTAGAATTGTAAGAGATGTAGACAGAGCAATTCGTGATGTAACACCAGAGTATGGTAGAATTATTAGAGAAGCGGATCAAAAGTATCGACCAAGATATTCCGAAAAACCAATTGATCCAACTCTTCAAACAGGAGAATCAAAACTTTTGGGTGGAGAAATGAGAATCTGTGCTTCTTGGGTTGAAGATTGCCCTAAAAATTAACTATATAAACATACCTTATTTTTGGAGATGATTATGTCTGTATCACAAGAACTACTGAATGCTGTTGAAGCTTGGAAAGTAGAAGATGAAAAGTTTGCTGCTGGAAACAATGCAGCAGGCACCCGTGCTCGTAAAGCACTTCAGGAAGTCGCCAAACTGGTCAAGACCCGTAGAACCGAAATCACTGAAGAAAAGAACGCCCGTAAGGAAGCAAAGGCTTGACGAGCGACTCTCAATACCTTATAATATGGGGGTTGAGAGATCAACTGCGACATTCCCCTTCAGTAGGTTCAGGAATGGCGGCGATAGGAACCTACTTTATGTCTTGGTAGCTCAGATGGATAGAGCCATTCACTTCTAATGAATTGGTCGGGGGTTCGAGTCCCTCCCAAGACGTTTAACCTTTAAAAAGTGCCATCTAAATAGAAACAAGAGGTGTGATAGGAAAATGGAATTAGTAGAACCATACTCAACTATACTGGTTCTGAATAGTTCTTACGAGCCACTACACTTCACTAATTGGAAACGTGCAATTGTTTTACTTTTTAAACAGAAAGCAAAACTTATTACAAAAAGAATTATTCGTTTGGTCAATTATGTGAGAATTCCATTTTCCTATGGAAGATCAGATTACCCAACGAGAGCACTGATATATAAACGGGATGATTATGAGTGTCAGTATTGTGGGTCTAAAAATGACCTTACAATTGACCACATAATTCCCCGCTCAAAGGGTGGTCAAGATACTTGGGATAATTTAGTTGCTTGTTGCACATCTTGTAATCTTAAAAAAGGAAATAAACTTCTTAAAGAGACTAATATGGTCTTAAAGAGTATTCCACAAGCACCAATTAGTAGAGTGATACTTGATATTCAGAAAACAAAAGTTTCTGAATGGAAGGACTATTTGTTTCAGTAGGGG